CGATTACTAGCGAACGAACTAGGCTTAGAAAACATAAGATTCCCTCCCCCATGATCGTCACTATTTAGGTTTTCGTTAGAATTTGAATTTACTGTATTTGGATTTTGGTTTGCTTCGCTCATTTTCTTCCATTCCGAATGTAGTGTTATCCATAACGGGTGAATCTTTTACCAAACCATCTTGTGCCGTATCTTCGGCGTCAAATAACCTCATTTTCGTCCGATCCAAACCGATCATGAATCGCTTATTCATAGCAGGATCAGAATACCGATTCTTGAGCTGCTTTACCATCAACTGCCCCAACTCATCCAGTTCTTCGGTGCGAATCAGGGCGACCATAAAGTCGGCAGTTGCGGGCAGACCAAAAGACTCTGAAGTATCTTCCAATCCAGGATCGCTGTTAGTGTAACCTGAACGAGTTGTCTGAGTAGCGGATACGATAGGAACATTCTTTTCGACTGCCAGACCACGCAGTTCTTCGGCGATTGCCTTGACGTATGAATAGCTGTTTACGTTTGCGCCAGCTTTGATACGAGAAGAAGTGCAGATATTGAGATAGTCAATATAGATTACATCAGGAGCAAAGTTGCGTTTGAGATACAACTCATTCAGTAGATGCCTGAAGTGACCGACATGAGAAGAAGCAGTTGGATACTCTTTGATAATCAGTTTGCCCTGAGTCTTTGCACGCAAACGCTGTATCTTTTTTTCATAGATATCGCGTGGTAGTTGTACCAGATCTTCAGTTGCTACATTGAGTAGATTAGCGTCAATGCGTTCGGCAATCTTTTCTTCTGCCATCTCGAGAGTAATATACAGAACGTTCTTACCAGCATCGAGATTAGCTGCTGCCATGTGACACATAACCAAACTCTTACCGACGTTCGTGCCAGCAAGAAATATGTTTAGTGATTTACGAGGCATTCCACCGCGAGTGATAGTATTGAACATTTCCAAATCAAATGGAACTCGTTCTTCTTTGCGATGGTAGAAGTCGTATCGTGCTTCATAGTCGTCAAGGAAGTCATGACCGATATGACTATCAAAAGAAACGCCGAGTGCTTCAGACAATAACTCAGGCAAGGCATTTTTGCTTCTGTTTTTATCTTTACCATCAAGGATAGCGATACTATCCATGATTGCATTATAGATTGCACGATCCTGACAGAACTGTTCTGTGCTATCAAGCAACCATTGCATCTCAGTTGGTTCTGGTTCATGTAACTCACGAATCAGTTCCATTGATCGTTTATGTTCTTCTTCTGATAGTTTATTATTCGCTTCAATATCAAGACCGATAGCTTCACGCGACGGTCTTGAATTATACTTTGTTACGAACTCCTGAATACGATCAAATACTTCACGTTCGCTTGAATCTTGGAAATATTCTTTTTTTAGAAACGGCAGAGTTTTTCTGACGAAATCTTCATTATGAATAAGATTCCGCAGTATCGTTAACTCTATCCTCATCACCAATCCTTCCTACCTGCTGAATCAAAATGTCTTGTAGAATACACGCTACAGTATCTTCGAATCGTTCCTTGAGTTTATCTACCAACATTTCTTCGGCAATAAACGATTCTACGATATGATAGTTGAAGTTCAGTATTGCTCCTTCTTCATCTTCTTCACCAACCTGAAGGTTTTCATAATGATAAACAATACCCTCGAACTCACCCTCTTGGATTTTAATACAAGCGAATCGAACGCCTTCTTTATCTACAGTAGTATAACTTGGAGCAACAGGATTGTCAATAACTTTATTCATCATTATTATCCTCTTTCTCAGAATCAGATTCAATAATAGAACCCATTCCAATGGAATAGCGGTGTTTAATGTAATCTGCAAAGTTAGTTTCCTTGAACATCTTTAGCCAGAAATCTTTGTTATTAACAATATCACTCGCGCGCTTACTGGGTTCCTGGACTTCACCCGTTTCCATATCTACGGTAGCATACCAACCATTTTTAGGTTTAACAATAAAGCCGCCTTCAAGGGCAACATCAAGAAGACCAGACCACCGATTGATACCTCCTTCAAAAGAAACTGTAATTGGAATCTTACTCTTTTCCTTTACATAACGAGACTTCTCGACGTTGATTACGAAATGATAACCTTGGATTTCAGTTCCGTCCTTATCTTGCTGACGACCAAGAATCCAAATAGCGTCTGATGAATAATATGAACCAGTGCCGCCGCCAACGATATCCTTCGGAAACATACCAATCTCTTTATATGTATGATTCACGACTACCATAGGAATATCCTTCATTGTCAGATATGGAGTTACCATACGGAACAATGACTTCAGCTGCTTCGCGCGAGACATATCAGCAACAGACTTTTCGTTCAGCGCATCTTCAACTTCTTTCTTAGAAGCAAGATTACCGATAGAATCAATAATAATACAAACACGCTCGCCACGTTCAATCGTGGAAAGCTGCTTCATGATATCAAACTTGAGTTCTTCAACGTCCATGATAGGAGTATGAACAACAGAGTCCATATTGATTCCAAATGTATTGAAATATGCCTGAGGAGTGCCGAACTCAGAATCGTAGAACAGAACGATACCGTCTTCATACTTCTTCAGGTATGCTGCTGCCATCAAAAGAGCAAAGCCCGTCTTAAAGTGCTTAGAAGGACCAGCCAACATAGTTAGACCTGGCGTCAACCCACCATCAATAGAACCAGATAGCGCGACGTTGATCATCGGCACACTGGTAGGAACAATATCTTTTTTCGTGTAGATCTTACTATCAGTAAGAGAAGAAGTGAACTCGATGGTTGAGTTCTTGATTAGTTTTTCTTTAAGTGACATATTTACCTCCAAATAATATTCATTGTATAATATACGTTGTTAATTGTCAAGACGTTTTTTGCATCTTGATCTCGTCCCAGATATTACCATCAGTTTCAACAGCATCTTGCTCATCAAACTTTCTTGGTCGTATGTCTTTACTTGCAGCAATAATCATTAGAACCGCGAGGGGATCGACAACAAACACAAGAAGCAATATCATTATGCGAACTGCTGCTTCAAGTTCTTTTTCAGAACCCCGACCATATATAAGTTCAGCAACATAACGGATAGGACCGACTTCGTTTTTCAGCGCACGATTCTTTGAAGCAAGAGGCGCACGTTCGTCCATGAGTTTATCTATATTAGCTTGCGCTTCTTTTACTTGAGCAGCAAGAGTTTCGCGTTCTTTTGCTTGTTGCCGTCTTAGATTTAGTGCAGTTTGTGCTCGATTGTTTCGTGTGATGATAGAGTCGATTGCTTTATCAAGTTGTGCAATCTGAGCGTCTGCACGTTCTATACGATTTTTTTCACGAGCAATGTTAGCATCGATACGTTCTATCTTTGCTAATACATCACCAGTTGGTGCAGTTTGCTCAAGGTGCGCTTTGGATAGGAAACCAAAGATACCCATACTAGTTATAAGCATAAGAACTAATAGAGCAATCGTGAAATACGTTTTCATGAGAAACGGAACATACTTCCAGTTTCTATACAACCAAGATGCAAGAACAATCTTGCCGACTTCTAGCGTGCCGCCAAGTATAATGATTGCGAGCCAAGCGCCAGCAAATATAGCAGTGAGTCCAGATACCGAATAAAATGCCGCAACGACTGATAGGGAAATGCCCGTTATCAGAATCAACCACCGATCAAGGGTTTGTAGCAATTATTTCTTTCATTTCCTTATTAGAAATACCTCTACCATGGGTATATGATCTAGATATTCTTATTTCTTCTTGACGGAAAGTTACAATAGCTCCATTTTCTAAAGCTATTGTCCAATAATTATCATGCTCTCCAGTCTCAAATATAATAGCATAACCACGACCCAAAGGAGTATCCATCGGAATCAATTCATTCAGCTGTATTACAGACACTATCCCCTCGTCGTAGTAAGCACTATGTCTAACATTTCCTGGCACTTTTCTTTACGATTTGGCCAGTGTATGTAAGCCTTATCTGCTGTCTTAATAAGATTATTCAACAGAGGAATAATGATAGCTTCTAGAGTTTTGATTTTATTTGCAAGTTCTTGCTCTTTTTCTGTAAGAGCCTGATCTTTTTCATCAAGCGCCTGAAGCACGTCTTGCTTAATCTCT